GTCTAGCGGAAACATAGATAATGGTATCATCAAAATGTATGGATTGAGTAAATCATAATGAGCATAGTTAAATTAAATAACAGAGCATTAAAAGATGCAACAGCAGTAGGAAGCATAACAGGATTAGGTGATTTAGTTTTTATATCTAAGCAAACTGCTAGTTCATCTTCTAGTGTTAGCTTCACATCAGGTATTGATAGCACCTACAAAGAATACATATTTTATTTTAATAATATTCACCCATCAACACAAGCTGATTTCACTTTTAATATGTCAATAGATGGCGGTTCTAATTATAATGTCACTAAAACTACCACTTTATTTAGAGCTTATCACCCTGAAAATGATAGTGCGACAGACCTAGCTTATATTACACAAGATGACCAAGCACAAAGCACAAGTTACCAACTATTAGGAGATAGAGTTGGTAGTGATAATGATGTTTCATTATCAGGATTTTTACATCTTTTTGACCCATCAAATACTACTTTTGTTAAACATTTTATTAGCAGAGTTAATACAGTTATTTTTTCTAACGCTAATTGGGAGGGATATATTGCTGGCTATGGAAATACAACAAGTGCAGTTAATGCCATTGATTTTAAAATGGATACAGGAAATATAGACTCTGGAGAAATAACACTTTTCGGAGTAGCTTAATTATGATAATAACACAAACACAAGGAGAACAATATGCCAAGATATAAAATGGTAAATGGTGAGAGAGTTCAACTCACAGCAGAAGAAGAAGCGGCAAGAGACGCAGAAGAAGCGGCTTGGGAAGCTGGTGCTAAAGATAGATCAATGGCTAATCTAAGAGCAAAAAGAAATTCTTTGCTTAAAGAAACAGATCATTATGGTTTATCTGATGTAGCAATGACTGATGCGATGACAACTTACAGACAAGAGTTAAGAGATTTACCTGGTACTGTGGCTGATGACGCAACAGCTGCTGATGTTGATGCTGTTACCTTTCCAACAAAACCCTAGTCATTAATATCAATATCAATACCAATTCATATCTGATAAGCAGAATGAATGAAGTATTTATTAATATTAAAGATTTGTTCTGCTTTAGCTCAAGAATGCACAAGTGAAATTCAATATACTTTACTATTCAATTCTTGGCTAGAATGTGCTAATGCAGGGTACTTACAAGCTATCAAAATCAATAATGAAATGGGTAGCGAGTTTGTTAATGGTAATCAAGTTATCATTAATTTTAAATGTAAATCTATGGAACAGGTATAGGAGAATTTATGGATAAATTTTTTAAGATGTTAGTAGAAGAAATAAAAATATTTTTGAAAGAACTAAAAGATGGCTGCAAAAAGAAAATCAAAAAGATCGTCTGCAAGTGCAGAGATAAGTGAGTACGCAGAAAAAAATAACAGCGTAAGAATATCTTATCATGAGAAAGTTTGTGCTGAACGTATGAAAACTTTGTTCAAAGCCATCGATGAAATGCGTAAAGATATAAAAGATTTAAGAGCTGATATGAATAAAGGTAAAGGTGCAGTTGCCTTTCTAGTTATTCTTGGTGGTTTCATAGCGACCATTGTAGGCTTTTTTAAATGGAATGGCTAAACGCAATAAAACAGCTGCTACCGGACTCTACAATGAACTCATTGCACAAGCCAAATTTGCACAAGATCCTGATAAGATTGTCTTTGTACCAGCCATGGGTATTGGTCCAATAGATATGGTCGTATTAGATATTAACACTGGTGAATATCAAGCCTATGATGTAAAGACTGCAAACTATAGAAAATCTGATTATACACCTAAAGATAAATATGTTAGAAAGGCAGGATCATTGATAAATAGAGGCTTGACAGAACTGCAAAAAAAATTAAAGGTTAAGATATATTACAACAGATGAAACTTACAGCTAACATAACCCTTGATGAGCTAACCAAGTCGCAAGTTGCAGAACGTAAAGGTATTAATAATAATCCTAACCCTCAACAGATTGAAAATATTAAAGCATTAGCTGTTAATGTATTACAACCCATCAGATCACACTTTGATAAACCTTTAATTATATCTAGTGGTTTCCGTTGTGCGCAGCTTTGCACAGAAATAGGTAGCAGTGTAAACAGCCAACATGTAGCAGATGATGGTGCAGCCGCAGCAGACTTTGAAATACCTGGTGTAGATAATTTAGAATTAGCTAAATGGATTAAAAATAATTTAGATGTGGATCAAGGAATTTTAGAATTTTATAAAGAAGGCGAACCTACAAGCGGATGGATTCATTGTAGTTACGCTGGTGAGAACAATAGAAACCAGTGGCTTAAAGCTAGAAGAGAGGATGGTAAGGTTCAATACTTACCATGGTTAGGCTAATGTGGTTTAATGTTTTAGGTATGGGAATTAAGACAGCTGCCAAGCTGTACTCTGATAAGCAAAAAACAAAAGAAGCTCTATCAGAAGCTAGACTTCACCATGCAGAGAAGATGAGGAGGGGTGAGATAGAGTATAAAGGTAAAGTATTTGAGCATCAGAAGGGAGACTGG